CGTTACCAGTATCGAAATCGCCGTCCATGCCTGTAGTCATCGCAGCACGTGTGAAGTGCTTGAGACCGTTAGGTACGTCAGTAGTCAAGAACCATGCGTCATCATCAGTCAAGAAGTTGTTGACTGTGTAGCCTTCAGGAACAACACCGTTGTTCATGATTGCGTTGATGTCGTTATCGGCAGTACCGACACGGCCTTCTGTTTCTAACAAACGAGTTGCTACGAACTGCAACGCAGGTGGAATGATGAGCTTACGTGGCTTAGCTGCAATAAGCAGTCCACGCTCGTCAGTCCAAGCTGCAATCTGAATAACAGCCGCTTCCAAAGAAGTTTCGTTAAGGTCAGCCGCAGTTGAAGGCTCGTTAGAGTTAGTGCCACCAGAAACAAGTGGGTGCGCTGTAGAGAACAACTCAACTCCGTCCCCACCAGTGTAGCTAGAGTCAAAGCCGTTGTTCAGAACGGCAGCAGCCTTGGTTTGCTTCGTGTACGCCATAGCACGAGCCAATGCCTTGGTATAACGAGATGACAATGAGTCATACAGGTTATCTTCAACCGCTTCTTCAGTGATTGAGAATCCAAGAGCAATAGTTTCGTGTGTGTAACGCGAAGTCCATGCTTCTTGTGCGTTGTCATAAGAGATTGAAGAACCTTCTTCCTTCACAGGAGCAGTTCCAAATCCTGACAACTTGGTTTCTTCTTCAAATGAGCGCTCAGAAGTCTCTGCTTCAAAGATTTCTTTATGCTGCTCACCATACTTTTGATATTCCAAGCCGAACAATGCGTTCAGGCCGGGAAGTAGCTCTTTAAGGAGCTGGGCGCGTGAAATTGCCATTGTTAATTACTCCTTATACACCAGTGCTCATGGTCATCATGTGAGCGTCCGTAGTGAACTTGACCAGAACATCTGGGTAAGCATCACTTGGATCAGACACGTGACCTACGATCTTAAACGCCCCAACTGTAGTTTGGACAGTAGCGTCCAACGCTGAAGTTGAGTTACCAGTTGTAGTGTTACCAGTAGAAGTAGATTGCACTGAAGCAAACTTCGTAATAGCACCAATAACTGTCTGCGCCCCAGTACCATCAAGCTGTGCTTGGAACAGTACGTTTGGATCATCAACGACGTACGCCTTGATAGGGCCGCCATTAGCTGTACCTGTTGGGTAATACTGGCTGAAGATCTGCTGACCTTCTGCGTTTTGGTACTCACAACCCATAAATACGCCGATAGCGCCAATACCGCTTCCGCCTAAGTTGTTAGTAGTAATATCTGCGCCAGAACCAGTCGCCAATGCGATATACCCATCCGCCCCGATAGTGACTACTTGACCGTTAAACAGGTTAGTAGCTTCACCAGCAGGATCAATCAGATAGGTAGAAGTAGCCCCTGAATAGGGCATGCCATCAGCACGTTTTACCGGCTTCAGGCCATATGGAGCTGCTGTAGTAGCCATTGCTCATTCTCCTAAATTTAATTGCCTTTCCCGAATGATGTCTTGGATTTCCTATCCGAAAATAAGGGCATCCGAGGATCATTCTCACGCATAAAGTTGTTATCTACCGATTCCATCTGAGCTTGGTTCTTACCTGCGTAATACTGTTCACGCTGTTCCACAAACTCATTTGGTATCTTGCAGAGTAAAAGTCCTTGGACTTCGATATTGTCTTTGTAACGACTATCGGTATCCACGAACATTCTGAACTGGGGCTGCTCCTCAATCCGAACCGGCTCCCAACCCTGACGCATTTTTGATGAAATATTGCGTGGATCGGCCTGATTCATCTGAGATACCCGAACCCAGCGGTACGCATAACCCGGCTGCTTATCTGGCTCTGGTAATACAGAGGCAGGTTGCCATGCCTTCGGACGTTCCGATGCGCTCCTATCTTCCAGTTCGCGTGCAAGTCTATTGTTAGAAGTAGCTTTCTCTTGTGTAGCCATGATTAGTTCCCCATCTTCTTCAGTTCCCGAGCGTACTGCTCAGGGGTCAATCCCAGTTTTCTCGCAATTTCAACTTGCGATCTTTTTAGCACGATCTTTTTTGGAGACCTGCTACGGGATGCCGGAGCAACTACCGTGGCTGGCTTCTTCTCTGCGCTCTTGATGGGCTTGCCGCCCCCATCAGTCGTTTCTTCTCCGAAATACTCCGGAAACCGACGCTGCATTGTGGTGTCAATGCTTTGCCAGTATTCATCGGTGCCAATAAATTGAGCACCATGCGCTCGCTCTAACTTTTGGTGTAAGCCTAATGCGAGGGCTGTCATCTCTTGGTCTGTGCCGAACCATGTGTTCTGTTCTTGCCACGCAGCCGTTTTGGCGTCTGGGGCTGGCACGTTGACCTGTTCAGATCCAGTTTGTACCTCAACTTCATTCTCTTGTAAAGAACGAGGTTTAAATGTTTGAGCTTGTTGAAGTTTATATGTCGCTGAATTAAATTTCTTCTGCGCTTCAATAAGTGCATCAGAATCGCCACTTTCATGTGCTTCTTTATAAGCACGTTCTGCGGCAGCGACTTCAAGTTCTGCTTCCCGTTTGTAAGTTTCAACTAATGTCTGCTCGCCTTGAGACAAGTTAGCTTTCAACTTCTTGTTTTCTTCAAGCGCCTTCTGCGCCATGCGGATAGCTTCTTGCTGCTCACGCATTGCACGTTCTTTTTCACGGCGCTCGTCATGCCACACCTTCTTCATCTGCTTCAGGCGTTGCTTAACCTTATCTGAGTAGTCTTCTAACTCATCAGCTTCCAGTTCTTCAACGATTTCCTTCGGCATGGGTGAATGGCCACGGTCTTCCTCCGGTGTGTCATCTTCAATCTCTAGTTGTTCAGCCTCGGCTTCTTCCGCCACGGCCTCCTCTTGCTGTTCTTCCTCTACTTCAAACTCAAAGTCGTCTTCAGCTTTTTGCGCTTCAGCGTTCATATGTGCCTCCTTTAGGCTCTGGATATTCCACGTGGATCTTCAACAACCGCCTCAACCGCATCATCATTGATGATTCGGAACTCACGACCATGAATCTTTACCCGTGTACCGGCGTGTGGGCGAACTAAAATAAAATCGCCTTGCTTACACCAAGCTCCGCTAGGGAACCGTGTTTCGTCCTTATAACAGTCAGGACCGAGCTTCATTACAAATAATGTAGTAGTGAGTAGCTCTTCGTTGTGCATGGTCTGAGCAGACTTAATCAGGCCGCTATCGCCATACGTTTCTTCGATCTCAGGCACACCACAAAGGATGCGATACCCTGAAGGATCAGGTAGTTGTTTTGCTTTTTGCTCCGGTGTTTCCGGTAGTTCTGTTGCTTCATCCGGATTATCGGGGTTTGTGCCGATTAGGATTTCAGTCATCATCGTTCTCCATGCGTTGTGCTGTCTCCAGCACTAGGTTGTTTGCGATCATCAGACCGCGAATTACGCCAGTGGCGTGCTTATATTGGGCGTGATCGGGAGCCTTACCGGCTGCGAGATCCTCCACAATAATTTCTCTCTCCTCGTTGATTTTGTCCGCGAGGTACTTCAGTAGGTCTGTACTCATTCTTCACCTTGAGGCTGCTGAGTTTGTTGTTGCCGCGCTGCGCGGTCCTCTTGGGCTGCTTCACGGGCGATATTGATGCCCATCTCCAGCCCATCTTTCTGCTGTTGAGCAGATAACTTGTCTTTCTCGGAAGCGATTTTCGCTCCGACTTGCATACCAGCGGTACGTTCTTGAGAGGCGATACGCTCTCTTTCCAGCTCCAGACGGTCGGCTTTCTCGGCTGCATCGATCTGCATCTTCTGAGCCTTGAGCTGAGCTTCCTGCTGTTTGATCTGCAGTTCTGCCTGTTGCATCTGGACAATTGGGTCTTGCTGAGCCTGTTGCGCTTGTTGAGCGGCTTGCTCCGCCTGATTCTTGCCAAGGACTTGTTGGGCTGCAGCGGCTGCGAGACGCGAAATCTCCAGCTCTGTGTTCTCGTCCATCTTGTCCTCTGGTGTTGGGTAAGGCACACCAGCAGCGTCTTCGATCTGTTTTCTGTACGCCATTGCCAAGTGTTGAGCCAAGTGCTCTTGGAAAGCTGCACCGATAGTCTTAGCCATAGGGCTTTGCTGAAGCATACCCATCATCTTCGGATCTTGGGCTGCCGCCATATGCACAGCGATATGCGCCTCATGATCCTGATACAAGAACGCCTTGACCGGCTTGCCCTGCAACATATTCATGTTTTCTGTTACTGGGTCGGTTGGCTTCTGGTCATCTTCCATTGGAACGAGCTTTTCAGCGTTCTTTATTCCTAAAACTTCTAACATCTGCCGGTGTAAGAACGGCATGTCATAAAGCTGAGGTGCAGACTGCGCCATTTGCAGAACTGCTTGGTACTGGACGACCTTTTGCGCCATTGTTGCCGCATTTGGGTCAGAAACAGGAATAACTTCTACC